TCTCGATCGGCCGGCCCTCGTCCAGCACGTGCGCATGCTCGATACGCTTGGCCACGCGCGGCCCAAAGCGCTTAGCGAGCCACTCGGACGCCCGATCAAGCTTAGAACTCTGGGCCGCAAGTATCGTGTCGCGCGTTACGCTTTCCGTGGCGTTAGCATAGGCGACAAGGGCCGGCTGAATTTGCTCAAGAAAACGATCAGGCGCGCTCGCAGTGTGCCTAATACTGATCTGAGCGAGCTCTTGAGCTCCCCAGACGATTCTATTAGCACATACAAAATCGAACAGAAAAGCCTTAAGGGCCAACGTGCCGCCGCCAACTTCGCTATTGGTCAAGAAAAAGCCCCGCGCCATCGTGCCGGGCCGGCCGTCACGCCGGGCCGGCACGGTGATACGGTTATCCTCATCGGCGAGAAAGACGAAAAAATCTCGGTCGCCCCCGAAAAGCGTCGTATTGTCTTTCGTCACACTTTCAAGGGCCTGCCCCCGGATCCCGGGAACCCTCCAATCACCGCTAACGCCATCGCCAAATCGATCAATCAGGGCGGCCAGTACGTCACTGTCCCAGATCCGGCCGTATCTCGGGCCAGTCGCAGCCCGCAATTGCACGCCATCATTTGCACGGGTCAGCAACACTCCGACGTCTTCGACGTCGCGAGTTTGCAGGCCAAAATCGATACAGTCGGCCGCGAGCGCGGCGGGCAAGTCGCGAAGATAACCGGCCGGGGCCCCCGCCAGATTGGCCAATTGACCGAATGACCAATGAGTCGGGTTCACCTCATGGCCCGACGGCCCGACGATCGCCAAACCTTGGCCATTGTCGACTGTCGCGCAGCGCAGCGCGCGCGAGCTCACAATAGAGGCCCTGCTAATCGCGCGACGGGCCACGGCGGCCGCGTGCATTTCCGGGAGCGACGTATAACGCTCATCCGCCGGACGGGTCGCCCATTGGCGATTCGCTTGCATGAGTTCCATTTTTACATTCTCCACTCTAGGTTAACGCGGGCCCGGACGAGCCCGCAAACGAAGACTAACTTAAAAAAATTACGACGTCAAGCGGGCCGGCCGATATCCCCTACAACATGATGCCGGAGCATGGAGCCGGCCGGGAGCGATCGCGCAAAGTCGCGCACGGCCGACGCATCATCGGCGGCCCCCTTCGATCTGGCCGCCTCCCATTGCAACCTGACCGGGCCGAGCTCACCATAGCATCCGCCGGCCGTATCCTGACCGACGAGGGCCTTACGCGAGCCGTGGCCTGTAAAAACGATCACATAGTCCCGATCGGCCCGGGCACATAAAGGCCGGCCACGGCGGCCACAATTCGCACAATTGACGGGCTCGCTCGTCTCGGCTGGGCAACGCACGAAGCGCACGCCATCGATTCGCTGGGGCCACTGATCGGCCGATTCGGCCGGCGCAGCCAGCACGGCCGGCCGGCCGGCACGCACGGCCGCGAGGGCCTGAGCGGGCGAATCGGTCGACGCATTGATAACGGTTTCCCCTTCGGCCGGCACGGGCAAAAGGGCGGCCGGGAAATGGGAATAAGTCCACGCGATGCCCTCAGGCGGCACGGCCTGACGCACGGCCGCGAGATATTCGACGTCGATCAATGCCGCACCATGTGCCCCGTGGGGATTGAGCGCGCACGAGCTCGGGCATGTTGCGAAAGCGTGATGAGCACCGGCTCGGTAGGTGACCGCGATCGGGCCGGTTTTTCCGTTGCTAGACTTGGCGACGGTCTTAAGCATGACGGGCCCCCTTCGCGAGCTCAAGCGTATCGATCGCGTGCTCAATTTGCATGTCTAGCACGGCATGCGCAACTTCCCAGATGCTGACGAGCCCGGCTCCCTCGTAAATCGGTTTAAAAATCTCGGCCGATGCAACAAGCGTCAGGCGATGTGCTGCATTGTCGCGACTGGCCCCGGCGACGAGCTCACGCACGGCGGCAACGCGGGCCGACTCAGTCGCGCGATCATTGAAAACCGCAACGGCTATCTGATAAGTTGGCGAATCCATAGTTTCCCTTTCTGGCTTTCTGGGCGACGGTCACGAGATGCGACCGCACAACCCGAAGCGTATCACCTACTTTCAAAAAAGCAAAGCCCGGCACGCGGCCGGGCTCGGGCAATGCTGGGGGCCGGTCAGTCAGTGCGCACCCAGCACAGGCCGAAAACGCTCGGGAAATATTCGAGGCCCTCACGAGTGTAGACGCGGCCAGTCGATCCGGCATGCTCAGGCGGCCGGCCCCCTTGAATGATGGCGGGCTCCCCCCGAAAGCTTGTTGCGGAAAAATCCACGGGCACGGGTGCACCGTCTAGCGTTTGAAGTTGCCAATGCATGATTTAGCCTTTCCTGAACAATGATTGAATGATTGAAGTGAACGCGAGCCATTTTCCAAGCTTTCCGACCTCGCGAAGCGTACTACCCTGCGCGGCCCGGCGGGCCTCATCATCTACCGCGCGCTGGGCTCGTTGATGATCGATCTTCGCGCGGATCAAGCGAGGCCATCGAATTGGGACGCGGCTCATCTAACAATCCGCACGGCGTGCTGCGTCTCGATCCAGACCCGTGCCCCACAGGACAAGGGGCTGTCTGGGGAGTAGACGACCTTGCTCGGCCCCTCAATCTCAACCTCATGGGCGTAGGTGTTGCCCTTGTAAGTCTTGACGGTCAAGACAGGGTCAGAGGCCCCGGTCTTCGCATTGGCACGGATAACGTGCTGGTTCACATGGATGATGGTTTTCATTCTGCAACCTCCGCTGCAAGGAACGGGAAAGCCTGCACCATCTCCTGCAAAGTCAGGACATGGGCCTTCCAGTCATGGGAACCAATGTCCCCGCTCTGGTAGGCCTGCAACGATCCCTGAAGGTCTGCAAAGGCACACCGCACGGCGTCCAACTGCTCTGAAGTCATGTGATTTCTCCTTTCTGATCGGTCGCCAACCCTTGACGACCTGACCGCAATGCTAATCCAGCATCGGTTCGCCTGTCAACAGCACCTGCCGAACAATCTCCCACTGAATACCCAGCCAAGGCCAACGGGCGATTGGCTCGGCCCTCACACCCAAGCGATGCACGTCCAGCACCTGATCGCCACGGTAGATCAACAGTTCCGCGAGCTCCTTCTTCGCAACTGGCGAGTAGTGCACGATGATGAAGGTCGGACAACGCAGGTCGGCGGCATGCTTGAGATGAAACGCGACCTGATGCGGCGAAAGCTTCACCTTCAAGCCCTGCTTCACAACCTTAAGCTCAACCAACAAAAACTCGCCCGTCCGCCCCATCGCGATCAGGCAGTCTGGGATCCCGAGCCCGACCCTACTTTCGATTCGGGTTAAATGGCAACTTGACGACGAGAGGTTTTCTCTCAGCCGCCGATACAGGGCGCTTTCCGGCTTTGCTGGCATCTTCCCCTTCCCCCTCATCTAAAAACGCGTCTGGGGCCTCCTGAGCGGCTCCTAGAGGCATTGCCTCCTCAAGGTCGGAGCTCTCCCGCACCTGATCCGGCGTGATATCGATAATCGGGCCGCCATTGCCGCCCCCGTAGAGCTTCTTGATCTCCTCCAGCTTGCGCATGACCTCTTCCTTGCTCATGGAATCGATCGTGCCGTGCCGGATCTCCTTACGGTCGATGTAGATCGTCCCAAGGGCCTGCCCGCGCCTGTATTCAGCCTGCACGGCCGCGCCATACGCGCCCGCAGCCAGAGCCTGATCGCGGATGATCTGCAAATCCCGCATGTGCCGCTCGTAGGTCGTCGCGTACTTCTCACCGAGCTCGCGCCGTCGTTCTTGGATCGCGGCCACGATGTGCGGGCTCTTGTCCGGATCCGTGAGCTCTCGCGCTTTGCTCCTGATCCAGCTTTCGGTATACCCGGCCCGCAGCGCCGCCTCCTTGAGCGTGACATGCCCGTCGCCCGCGACAAACTCTTCGACGAACTTCCACTCTTGGGGCGATAGCACCTTAGGCTTAACAACCTTGACAGGCCGGTTGATGCGCTCTTCAACACGCTCATCCCGGCGACCTAACAACTTGCCTGACATGAACTGATCATCCTTTGATGGCATCACCGGCCTCCCAACTCAATCAGCTAACGCGCCAAAAGCGCCAGCCATCGGCCACGCGCCTACAGGCGAACTTCGCGCCAAGCCGCTTCGATGCCATATAGGCCGAAGCACGGGCCCGCTTGACGACCGCCTCATCGGACAGCAGGAAGCTATCCCCAACCTCCATCAACCGAAACGGATAAACCGCGCCCGGCTGGCGAACTGCCGGCAGGGGTACGTCCTTCTCAATCGTGAACATGCTAACTCTCCAGTCTGGCAGCCTCAGCACCATTGCTGAGACAGGGGTTCGATTGTACAACAGGGG